TAAGAAAACCCTAAAGGGTGGAGTTCCTTCAGGGTTTCAACATATAGTCTACAAGAGGTATTGTAACACATGAGTGATATAAATTTCATCCCCGAAATTCCCTTAACATGGTTAACTTGTCCAATATATGCCGAAGGTGTATTGTTACCGAAAAGAAACGAATCGAGTCCAGATAGATATTCAGACGGTAAAGTTCCTTTTGGTAAAGCGTGGAAGCAAGAACTTACAGTAAATGATTCTGCTCTGATGATTGAGCAAGAACCAGATAAGTTTAAAGCTATCGGTGTTTTTACAGGAAAGAAATCAGATGGTCTTGTGATATTTGACGTAGATAGAAACTTAGGTGTTATTGAAAAGAAATGGGGTAAGGATCTTAAAAAAGCACCGAAAGTTACTTCACTTAGAAAAAATGCTGCTAAGTTTCTTTTCAAAGTTCCCGAAGATCTTATAACTGAAGTTGCATCTATAAGTCAAACTGCTGCTGGTCACGAAGGTTGGGAAGTTTTATGGGGAGGACAAGGTGTTATTGCTGGAGAATACTATAAAAAAGGTGTTGGTAAAGGAGAGTACAAGTTAGAAGGTAGTTTATTTGATGTACCAGATGCTCCAGAATGGTTGCTATCTCGCATGAAAGATCAGTATAAAAAGAATAATCAAGATGTTGATATTAAATATGTAGACAACAGATGGAGTAAGCGTACCAAAGAAGAAAGAGTAGCGATTGTCAGTGGTTGCTTAAGCGTAATTAAATACACAGGACCAAATAGTGAGGACTATTGGTGGGAGATAGGGGCAATGATAAACAATGAATTGCCTGGGTTAGAGGGTTTAGAGCTTTGGAGAGAGTGGTCTAAGAAAGATCCTGACTATGAGCATTGTTGGGATAGTGGTGAAGATCCTTGTGCTGCTAGATGGTATGCAACTTGGAGAAATGATGGTGCTAGATACAATATGTCTCACCTAATCAAACTGGCTGATGACGTAGATCCAGACAGAAAAAGATTTAAAGAAACTGGTTTAGACAAACTTATAGATGAAGTACAGGCTATACCGCTTAGATATAAAGAAGAAGTGCTAGATGGTGAGGATCTTATCCAGAAATACATGGATATTGACAATGATCCTAAGAACGAAAACCCTGCACTACATAACCAAGCGGTCCATAAATTAGCTATAGAAGCCAAGCGTGGTAACGCTGCTGAGATTGAAAGACTGATTGATACGCATGAAATGTTTAACAGGACTAAGGGGCAGAAACCTCTAACTCCTGATGAGCTAGATGACACACCTTTTGAATATTTGATTCCAGGATTACTGCCTAAACCTTGGACTTTACTTGTTCATGCTGATGGTGGTACAGGAAAGACTGCTATGTGCCAGACAATAGCTAAACATATTGGTCATGGAAAGGCATTTAATGTATATGGTGGATTAGTTGAAGTTCCTGTTGGCAAAGTTCTTTGGTTAAATGGAGACCAGAACGAAAGGATATTGAGAAGACAGATGAAGTTGATAGGTTGTGATAAGAATGTAAAAGTTATAACTGAGTGGGATATGCAGTGGTACTCCAGATTTAAAAAGATACAAAAGAAAAATAAGTATGATCTTATTGTTATTGATAGTTTAGATGGTTGTAATGATAGCAACCCATACGAAGAGAATAGAAGAGAGTTTGCTTTACCTATTAAGAAACTTGTTAGACGAAATGGACAGGACTTTCCAGCTTGTTCAATAATTATTATTCATCACAACACCAAGGAAGGAAAGTTTAGAGGAACTACTGCTATTAAAAATGCTGTAGATGAAACATGGAATATGCGTAAGCTGTCTACTGTGGATATTGCAGAGATGGGTCTTACAGCAAGTAGTAGATTAGTTAGCGTTGAGAAGTCCAGAGAGGACCGTGAGGGTCTTCGCATGGTATTTACCTTGCTACCAGATTACACATACTCTATAAGCCCTGCTCCAGAGCCTACAGATGAAATTAAGGTAGACACTCCAAACAAACATACTCTTGATATATTGCAGTTGATGAGGAAAGAGAGTAAGGCTTGGTGTGTTAAAGATTTAGTTGACCATGAAACTGTAGGAGGTATGCACAGAAAAAGAGCCATAGTGTATAGCTTGAATAAATTAGAAGATCAAAAGTTGATTGAAGAAGTTGACGTACCAAAAACTAAAAGTAGAGGAGGTAGACCTTCTAAATTTTATAAAGCTATAGGAAAAGAATTACCTAAGTCATTTTCTTCCCTCCCGCGTGTAATACCCCGAAATGATATGTATAAACCTGATAATGTAGATACTGGAACGGATTTGAATAACAAAGAAAATTGTAAAAACCCTACTTTTGTAAAAACCCTTAAAACTCAGGGAGGTTTATACAAAGAGGAGGTTAATACAAAACCGATTGTTGTTGAAAACTCTTCCCCCGCAATTCAAGAGAGTTTATACAACGATCCAGTTAGGTATAGAGAAGAAATGAATAAATTATGGAGGACCTCAGAAAAATGATAGATAGAGTAATAAAGGTATCTATCTTTCAAATGAAACAAACAAAAGATAGCCCTGTAGCAACTGTTCGCTATACAGAATATGACGAAAATGCAAAGCCTATAAAAGTAAATCAAGTTGATTACCACGATCCAGTGTACTTTCATAGCCAAATACTAGAGGCTGTTGGATATGGACTTGATGTTGCGATATTCACACCTTTTTGTGTAAAAAGTTTAGAAAAAAAGTTAGATAACTGGACAAATTAAACTATTGTGCTACACTAATGGAGCATAATTCTAGGTTCTTCCATGACCTCAACAATGACTAAAAAACCTGTAGAATCTTATTCTGTTTACAAAGGAATAAGTGAACTAAAACGAATAAGACTCTCTACCAGTATTGCTTTTGATACTGAAACACTCCAGATACAACCAGAGAAAGGTAAGCTTAGACTTATACAATTAGGTTGTAATTTAACAAATACTATTGTAGTAATTGACTGTTTTGATCTATCTCTTGATGAGTGGGATGTATTGAAGCAGTTTTTTCATTCAATAGATCGTTTTTGGCTCGCACACAATGCTGTATTTGACCTTGGCTGGCTACAAGAACATGACATATACCCTAAAGGTACTGTTAAATGTAGTTTCTTAGCAAATAGATTACTCTATAACGGCATATCAGAAGTTAAGCATGGATTAGATGCTGTAGCTAAGAAACATTTGAATATGATTGTTTCCAAAGAACAACAGAAATCTAATTGGGGTGCAGAAATATTATCTACCGAACAGCTTACTTACGCTGCTAAAGATATAGAAGTATTACTTAGATTAGATAACATACTTAATTCTAAGATTTTCAAAGCTGGTTTAATGAAAGCTTACGACCTAGAGTGTCAAGTATTACCAGCTATGGCACAGATGTGGCGGGTAGGCTTACCGTGGGATATAAAACAGTTAGAGCAGTGTCGTATAGACTATGAAGACGATATTAAAGAATTGGGTAATGAATTTCTTAGAGAACTTGATAATGACTTACCACCTGGAGAAAAGCTACCTAGAAATGAAGATGGGTCATTTAATCTTCGTGCGAAAGACGAAGGCTCTATAAGATTAGGTACTAAAAAGAAAGCAGGTTTTAATATTAAAAGCTCTAAACAGTTATTAGAAAAACTTAGTTTGATATTACCTAAACCTCCTATGGATAGCGAAGGTAAGCCTAGTGTATCTAAAGAAGCTCTAAGATTATGTTCTGCTGATTCTCATACGGTCCAAACACTTATGACATGGAAGAGAAGAGAAAAGCGTAGACAGATGGTAGAAAGCATACAGGATAAGCTAACACCTGATGGATTTGTTAAAGCATCTTATATGCAGCTTGGAGCAGATACAGGCAGAATGTCTAGTATCAAACCAAACAACCAACAGATACCTAGAGATTCAGAATTTAGGCAGTGTGTTAAAGCACCTAAAGGCTGGAAGATAGTTGATGCTGACTTCTCACAGATGGAATTAAGATTAGCTGCTGCTCTAGCCAATGATCGTAACATGATAAAAGCTTTCCAAAGTGGAGAGGATTTACATGAATACACAGCTAATCAAATGGGTTGCGAAAGACAAATAGCCAAATCAGCAAACTTTGGTTTGTTATATGGTGCGGGAGCTGAAGGTTTACGAAAGTACGCTGGAAGCAGTGGTGTGATTATGTCTTATGAAGATGCCGTCAGAATACGAGACAGTTGGTTAAATACCTATAGCGGTATTAGAGATTGGCAAAAAAATAATATGGACATAGCAAGAGATACCGAAGATGATAAATGGGCTGAAGTAAGAATCCCTGAAACTAATATGCGTAGATTTCTTAAAGGTAAACTTAATAGAGTAACTGTAAGATGTAACACACCAATACAGGGTGCAGGTGCTGCAATATTAAAGTGTGCCTTAAAAAATCTATGGCCTAAAGTTAAAGAACAAGGGGAGGATAAAGTAAAAATTGCAGCAGCAGTTCATGATGAACTGATACTTCTTGTTAAAGAAGATATTGCAGATGAGTGGGCTGAAATTCTAAAAACTACAATGGAAAAAGCGGAAGCTGAATGGCTAGGTGACGTACCAGCATTAGCTGAAGTATCCATTGGAGATAAGTGGAGCGAGGTCCACTAAATAAATGAACAGACTCCCTTTACACAAGTTGGGAGATTTCATAGAAAAAAGAGGTATGTCAGTCTTAGGGCATTGTTATAAATGCAATAAGATTGTTTACCGCACCCAACAAGAGGCCAAGAAAGAAGCATCGGACATGAGAAAACGAGGTAAAAATCACGCTTATGCCTATGCTTGCCCAAAAGGAAATGGATGGCATTTATCGTCCATGAAACCGAATAGTGCTAAAACTCCAAAAACTAGAAAATCTCCTCAAAAAAGTAAACGAACCAAAAGGAAAGAACCATGATTGGTATTTGCAAAAATGAACACGGTTGGTATATCTCCAAGCATAATAAACAGCTTGGAGTAAAATACTACAAGACCCTAACGGAGGTAATGCCTGTTGCCTATGCAGAAGAATATCCGAGTAGATCTAATGAAGGATCTATACAAGGAAATACCGAAAGCAACTACCAAGGATCTGGGTAGTATCATTGACTTTCTTAAAAGAGCTAGAGAAGTACGCACTGGCAAAACTCAAAAAAGGAGAGAAGCCAGAAAAAAGTATGTGGAAAAGCAACTTGATAAAGCCGATTTGCCGTTTTGGTGGTAGAGTAGTACAAGAACAACCTTGTAAATGGCTCTCAAACACGGAAACAAAAGTTATTATCAGGTATTAATCGACCCAAATAGAGCAGAACTTATAGAAAAAGCTGCTGATAAAGAAGGTATGCGAGGGACTGCATGGGTAAGAAAGGTAGCTTATGAAGCATTACAACGTGAATTTTCTAGTTCTGAATATAAAATCGCTGAAGCCAAAGACGAGTTGATGTGGAGAGAATCTGTACAAAGACGAATTGACGGAAGAAAGCAGAAAAACTAAAACAATTTTAAAAAATGAAAAGAATAACATGGGTCGAGTGCCCAGGCTGTAAGATGTACAGCGATCAGAAGGTTATCAAGTCTGAACGAAACTCAAAATTTATAACAATTCGCAGACGGCTTTGTTACGAATGTGGACATAAGTGGTTTACGATCCAGTATCCAGAAATGATAGTGCCTGATATACAGGCTCGTTACGCATCTCGTGAATAACGCTTTGTTATATGTCTATATTTTAAGTGCATATAAAATTGCTCAAGCCACCATCTAAGTTTGTAGATTCCTGTGCTCTTTTTTGTTTTGGCTTGCAGTACAGCTAATGTTGCTTCCAGTTCTATTACTTTCATCATTGCCTTAGACAGCACAGCTTCAGCCCTTGCATGATTTTTCATCATGTCTATGCAAAAGGCTTTTATAGTGTCTATATCATCACAGGCCCATACTTCTCTACACCGAAGCTCTATTGCTAGTTCCGCTTCGGGTGGTAGCTGCGTATGAATCATCTTCATAAAGCCGTCATCTTTCATATCATTGAAGAGAGGTGGTAGAGCCTGGAAACATTCTGGCCTCGATAAAAGCAACTGCCTGATCGTCTATTGTATTGTCTGTTTGTTTAGCTATAGCCTTTAACAGATCCAGAATTAATCTTTTCATTGCTTTAGATTTGATGAAGACAAGAAGTATAGGTTTTAGAATTTTTACCATCGTTTTTATGTGTTACTTCCCAAACATAGCTAACTTGCTAGTATTAAACAAGAATCTTAACTTTTATGGAAGATCAAGAACCAAGCAAAGTTGAAACTATTGTCAAAGTTTGCGTGCTTTTGTGGTCGGCAACACTTTTATCCCTTTCATACTATGAACCACCATCTGGCAAAAAAATCGTAGATTTTGACCCCACATTCATAGCTTCAATTTTTTCGGCTTCTACAGCTTCACTAGGTTTTCAGATAAAAAAGAAAAAAGATACTATAGTAGATAACA